GGCTACCCGTAGAGTTTCAGAGTTTGTGGACTTGAATGATACGATGGCACTACAGTTTGTAGCTGGAGAGAACCCAAACTTCAAGATGAAGTTCGATGATATTTCTGTTGGTAAGAGTAGAACAATGGGCTTTGATAACAACCCAGTATTGGCTATGTTAGATGATGGTGCATTTATATCTAATGGTAAAGTAGGAGTGATGCACTCTGATACAGCTACTACTGCACTGTATAAGCCAGAAGATTGGTTAACTTTAACTTTTGTTAAAGAAAATGGCTTTTTAGGCTCGACAGGAGTGGGAAAGTATGATACAATATCTAGTACAGTTAAAAAAGATTATGGAATGTTTTTTGGATCAACAACTATGGCAGTATCAAAAGGTGAGGCAGCTGGTGGCATCGTGAAGATGTCCGACACAGTGACATCTCTAGCATTTGAAACAGGCATGAAGGTGGCAGTGAATGATAGACTGAACTGGCAGTTTAGTATTAGTCAAGCCTTGCAACCAGTTGATGGTTCTATGAGCGTATCTTATGATAACAAACATGGTCGAAATGTTACACGCACGATAGACATGGAAGATTATAGAGATACAAAATTTATGTTTAAGATTAACTATACTTGGTAATATATTATGCAATTTATACATGAAAATGGTTATGAACCTTTCCCGGAGTTAGCTGTACATAAACTCCACGGCATGAGGTTCTATGAGGCTCCAGATGGCCTCAAGTATCCTAGTATCACTACGGTACTAGGCAAACGGCCTGGGAAACAAGAAGGGCTACAACGATGGCGAGATAGAGTAGGTGATGAACAAGCCAGGATGATTTCTGGTAAGGCAGCTCGTAGAGGAACAGTGTTTCATAATATAGTTGAAAACTATTTAAAGAACACAGACATCAGTGATTATAAGGCTGAACATTTTTTAGCCTGGTGTATGTTTAATGAGATAAAATCTACACTCCATAATACTATTGATGCTGTTGTGTTGCAAGAGCAGTCGATGCACTCACCGAAGTATAAGGTGGCTGGACGTTGTGACTTTGTAGGTGAGTATAATGGTAAGCTATCTATCGTAGACTTTAAGACTACAACTACTGAAAAGAAAGAAGAATGGATAGAAGATTATTTTATCCAGTGTGCTGCATATGCTACGATGTTTGAAGAGCATACAGGTAGAGCAGTAGATGATATTGTTATTCTTATGGTAGCTGAAAATGGTACAGTGCAGATTTATGAAAAGAAAACTGCTGATTATCTACCACAACTAGAGGAGATAATGGAAGAATTTTATCTGAACTTAGATTTAGATAAATAACTATGTGAAAGATACTGATGACGATAAACAAGTAGACGGATCGGACGAGGGTGCAATACCCTCCACCTCCACCAATTCTAGAGGGATGTATCATGGTATGTTTGAGTTTGCTAAGGCATTGAATGACTACTATTACACTCCCTCTGAATGGAGTAGAAGTATAGGTTGGGGAGTAGTCCCTGACGAAAGGAACACCGAATTAAGGGGGGTGAAACAGGATCGACGGACGGACGAAACTTTATTTGAGGAATCTGACACAAAAATATAAAAGCCAATGATGACTTTTACTTTGAGGATTATGCGCTAGCTGCGTAATGTTCTCCGGGGTTTTGGGGCCGCACCTTGTTATTAAAGCGGCCCCGCTTTTTTATTGATGAGGATTATATTATGGTAGAACAAAAAGTTACAACAAAAAGATTTGCACTTATAGTTGATGAGCTTGTAAGGACTAAACGTCTTACACATATGGAAGCAATTATATATTATTGTGAACAGAATATGCTAGAGCCGGCATCAGTAACGAAGTGGATTGATAAGAGTCTAAAAGAGAAGATACAATTAGACGCTGAGAAATTAAATTACCTACCTAAAACTGCACAGTTACCTTTATGACAGAGTTTGAAGCATATTGCCAGTTCTTGGCTCTCAAGCTTCATTTTACTACAGATCATTACGACTATTTTAAATATAAAGGTAAGCATAATGCAACACCAGAAAGTTTTGATAAGAGGACTGATAAGAGATTTTTTAAAAGATTAGTAAGAAAAAATATTAATACTGTAGATTATTATGTGGCTAATCTTACAGCTGGTAAAGAATGGATATCAGAGTTCGATGATAAAATATGGAAAGAGTGGAGTAGTCGTAGTCAGAGCATAGAATATAATTTTATAAATGATGCAGAAAAGCTATTGACTTTAGAGTCAGAATTTGATATAATATTTAATTGTGATAAAGGAAATCATCCAAAGTTATTAAAGTCATATCTATCTAAAAAGATTACATTAGAAACTTTGGTAATATTAGAAAGACTTTTGCGTTATAGAAAAAGATTTGATAAAGAGATTATAGAGACATATGTATGGCCCAATATTAGTAGACGTATCAGAAAGGCAGACCCTTTTATCGAAGCTGATATTGTTAAATGTAAACAGATGTTAATGGAAAAGGTGACGGAGTTAAGAAATGAGTGAAGTACAAAAAGAATCTTATGTTGATGAAGCACGGCGTAGAATTGCTCATCTTTCACATAAATTGGAAGAGGCAGATAAGAAAATTAAATCGTTAGAGTATGATAACGCAGAGTTAGTTCGGTGGACAAATGATATTTGTGTTCCGAAGCTACAAGAATTAACTGATGAACTTGTGAATAAGTATAATCAAAAGAGATATAGTAGAAATAATAAAACTGATTATCGTTGGAGAAACAGTAGAGCAGAATGAAAAAAGGCACCCGACTGTGGGCACACGGTTGGGGGAGGAAGTTGACATAAAAATCTCCCTAGCAAGCGGAGATAGTGTTGTGTGTCAGAGGTGGTACTCAGGCGCCTAGGGGAAACCCGATGGTGTCACATCAGCCGACAGGCTGGGACACAGTTCCGACGAAACTATCAGAACGGTAGTTTGCTGGTGTCGGTTGAAGGTGAACCCAAGTCCTTCCTTCCTCCTGCCCTCTTTTTATTATGGTCAAAATTGATTTTTCAAACAAAAGATAGGGGTCGGAAAGCGGCGACAATTTTTTTGGCTGGAACCTTTTTATGAATATTGTAGAAATTATAGAGGAGTATGGTTTGGGTAAATCTGGAATGATATATCGAAAAGGCCAACAAATCGTGTTGGAGAATGAAAAGACAGGCGAACACGTTGCAGTAAAGGTCGTGCAGCATGATAGTATGCAGGGTTGGCTAGCTGAGAATGGTGAAGGTGATTGGCAATGGTATCACGAAAAGGAAAGTCAGCACTGGCCTGAAGGCACTGAATGCTGGAAATATGTGAAGAAGGTAGGGACTTGATATGACACAAAAATTTGAATATGTATGGTTAGATGGTTACAGACCTACACAGTCATTAAGAAGCAAAGTAAAGGTAAATGATCACGCTGATGTGTGGGCTTTTGATGGGTCATCTACACAACAGGCAACAGGTAATCAATCTGATTGTATATTGAATCCAGTTGCAGAGTATCATACGATAGACCGTATTCGTGCAGATGCAACAAGAACACAACCAGGATTGGGTGGCACTTATGTAATGTGTGAAGTGTTGAGTGTTGACCATGAACCACATAAATCTAACACAAGAACACATTGCCAAAACTTGGTGAGTGATGAGTGGTGGTTTGGTTTTGAACAAGAGTATTTTATGTACAAAGATGGTCGCCCATTGGGTTGGCCAGAGAAAGGTAAGCCACGACCACAAGGTGATTACTACTGTGGTGTTGGTGAAGGTAATGTAGTGGGTCGAGAGATTGTAGATCGACATACTGAGGCTTGTATGAATGCTGATATTGGCATCACTGGTACAAATGCGGAAGTTGCATTAGGTCAGTGGGAGTTTCAAGTGTTGGGATCTGGTATCAGAGCTGGTGATGATTTATGGATGGCACGATATATTCTACAAAGAATTGCAGAGAAGCATGGTGTGGTAATCAACTTTGCACCGAAACCACAGAAGGGTGACTGGAATGGTTCGGGTATGCATACTAATTTTTCTAATGATGAGATGAGAAATCGTGGTTCATTGTATTTACATCAGACCCTTTGTGAGAAGTTAAAAGCGAAACATCAAGAGGCTATGGGCTTATATGGTTCAGATAATGACCAGAGGTTGACAGGTAAACATGAAACACAATCTATTAAGAAGTTTAGCTATGGGATTAGTGATCGGGGTGCTAGTATTCGTATTCCTATCTTTACAGTAGACAATGACTATAGTGGCTATCTAGAAGATAGACGCCCGGCATCTAATGCTGATCCGTATAGAGTGATGAGGCACATAGTGGAGACATTGACAGATGGGAAAGAATGGGATGACTAAGTACGTTATTAATACAGTAGAAGTAGTAAAAAGAATATACCTTGCAGATGGCTATACAGAAGAAGAAGCTCTTAAAAAACAGAAGGTGCAGTCATTGAACAATGCCGCTGAGAAGGTGGTAGAGTTAGGTGAACTCCTTTATAGTATTGAGACTATAAACAGCTATGAATATCAGAAAGATTGGGTGCAAGAAGCATCTGGGCGATTAGATACACCAGCTCTTGAACTAGAGCCGGCGAAGGATTATTACGACCAATGAAATCAGGTA